CCAGGCAACGTAGTAATTTCAGTACCACGTCCACCCTCTCTACGAGGCAACCAGAAATCTTCAAGCATACTCATATGCTTTTTGTCATCACGAATCTCGCCAGTGCTAGCATCGTATACAAGCTTGTTACGATAACGTGCCATGACATCACGGAGGTATTGTTCCGCTTTGACTTTAGGTAAGTTACCCACATCAATGTAGAAAATTCTACGTTCTGGTGCGCGTGACAATCTGTAGATAACAAGAGAATCTTCAATCATACGGAGTTGATTGAGAGACTTAATTGCTTTGTGTAAGAAACTCAACTGATATTTTTTGTTCAGATCTACGACACCAGAGTTGCAAGTGGCGATAGAATCTGAAGCAATCTTAATACCGTTGTTGGTAGAAAAGTCTGATGCACTATTGTTTGGCAGACTCGTTGAACCAGAAAAACCTTTGGGGTTGTAGAGATAATAGTCTACATAATCTCCCCAATCATATTCTAATGCTGTACCACGTACTAAATTAGGATTAGCGGCAGCAGTTGGGTTGGAAATTTTCTGACGAACTTTACGTACTTTTAGTGGATCGATGTAACGTAGTTCGAGGATACCCTTTTTAGGGTTGTCTAAATCTACTACTTTGTGATAATATGTACGACCATCAACATACCAATTACGGATAATTTGATGAGCATTTTTATCAAAGTTGATCATTTTTTTGACGCGATCAAACTCGTCTCTAATTTTTTTCTTGACGCCAGCGCCAATATCTAAATTAGATAGTTCAATCTCAACGGGACTGTCGTTAGCATCGCTGACAACAAACTCGTTTACGATCTCATCGATAGCAGTATCGACTTCGGGATGGAGTGACATGTCGCGGTATCTTTTAATGAGTTCATACTCATTTTTTGATACGCCTTCGACATCTACGTATGTACCAAAATAGCCACCTGCTACGGTGGCTACGCTATCATCACTATTAGGAGGAACAGGGGATTGACCCCTTTCCTCCTTTCCTTTGTTGATTAAAAAACCAAACAGTTGACTCATGATTAATTAAATAGTACCCTTGACGTACTATTTATCAACCCGCGCCGTCTGCTCTTCCGATGGAGTATCCGAGACTTGCTGCTTCGCTATTCAGTCCGTCGTTTGTACCAGGAACTTTTACTTTCCAGTAAGAGTATTGGAATTCAACACTGAACTCTTCGATCTGATCATTGCTGTCATAAGCAAGATCAATCTGGGAGACACTCGTTGGGAATGAATGATACAAGTCATACTGACGAAGAACAGTACCAGAAGCGGTAGCGTCCTTACGGAGTTGCTTAACTCCTACTGTTGCCATGTATCCTTCACTGTTATCTGGTTTGAATAAAGGAGCGTTGTTCAACTCATGTGAGTTAATTTTCTCCAACCACTTCTCAAAATATGAGCGAAGTAGCATATCCTTATCGTTGAAGAACGTAGCTGACCATGTGTCGAATGTACGATCACCAGCAATCTTTACAGTTCTTCCTCTGAATGGAACCTCAATCACTCCCAGGTTTGATGCTGGGAGTGCTGCGGACTTACAGAGAAGGTTGACTAATTCTTTGGGATCGCCATTTGATGGTGCTTCTGACATGCTCTGCGGCCAATTAATATCGACCGAGAACATGTTAGGCTTAACGCCTTCACCAATTTTAGATAGGAAATTGTTTAATGCAGTTGCCATTTTAGTTTACCTCTTGTTTGTGATTATGATCAGCGACCGACTACTTCGGCAAACGAGACGCCAGTCTTCGTTGCTGTGAAGGTTACGGTGATGTAGTTAATTGAGCGCGTAGGCTTAACGAATAGTTCAGCAACGAATTCGTTGCGATCAATTACATCTGGGGTGTTATTAGAATCATCACATACCACAAGGAAATCAGTAACTCCGCGACGTGCCTGAACTTCACTTAAGTAGCTGTTAACAGCAGAAGAGAAGGAGGAACGAGTTGTCGCATCGTTTTGTTCAAATAGTACCTGCTTGGCGAGATCACCAACTCTCTTCTCAAGATTGAGGAACAAACGACGAACGTTAATTCTGTCGAATGCGGAAGGTGATGTAAGAGCAGTTTTGTCTCCGAAGAGAGTTACGCCACTACCAGGGAAGATAACAATTGGATTGATTCTTGCCTGATATAATTCGTCTCTATCAGCCTTGCTTGGATTATAAGCAAGTTTGATTGCGTTACGCAGTGAACCTCTGTTGACGCCAGCAGGTGAATACCAGTCATCAAGGAGAGTTGATGTGTTAACACATAGACCAGCAACGTCACCGTTGCAAGGGATATAACGATACTTATCGTTAAAGCGATCGTAGTAGTACTTGTAACCGCTATCAAATACACAATATGACGTTGAAGTCATACCGTTGAAGAAGTTCAAAGTATTTTCTTTCTGCTGGAAAGCAGTCAAGACACCGGCAGTACCTACTTGGTTTGCTTTATGAGGTGAAACGAAAGCAACACAATCCTTTCTTGCCGAAGCAATAGAGATTACTTTATTTGCTTTTGCTTTGGTATCAATCTCGCTTGAGAGTGAACCACCCATTAATACAAAATTAATATCAACTAATTCTGTATCAGCAAACTCGTCAAATGCACCTTCAATTTCTGCAGCGGTGTATGCATAGTCATCAACACCACCTTGAAGTGTTGTTTCTGACTTACCAACTAACTGGAAAGCATCTCCAGAACTTAATGTGCTTGAAGAAACTCCGAGAGCAGAACCAGCACCTGAAGATGTTGGATTCCAATTAGCAGTTGGAGCAGTTCCATTGAAAAATGCTACTGATTGATCATTGATCAAATCTTTGAAGTAGTTTGCAGCACCTTCAGAACTCTTTCCATCAGTTAGTTTAGAACCATAAAGGACTCTTTCAACAACTGTGTTTGCAGATCCGGTAAAAGAACCAGTGGTATCGATAACTGCAACGTGAACTTCATCATACTTCAGACCTTTACCTTCTGCGAACTGTGAAGTTCCAGGACGAGGACCGATAGAAGAAAGAGTGAGACCACTAGAACCGATTTCGGTAGTAGTATACCAGTCAGAAACTGCAGTGATTGAAATAGTTCCATCAGCAACTGCATCAATTTCAAATGTTGCGTCTCCACCGCCACCAGGAATGGTGAGAGTATCGCCAACAACATATCCACTACCAGGACTATCGACTACTGCACTGACAACTCCACCTTCTACTGCGGATACAGTTAAAGTTGCGTTGTTGTCTCCAGCGTCTACCGTAAGCACATCTCCTACAGTGAAACCAGTACCAGCGGTAGCAATAGCGATGCTCGTTAAAGAACCACCAACTGCGACTACGTTTGCAGTAGCACCAGTTCCAGTACCACCGGTAAGACCCAATGCGTTCTGGGTGACATAAGAACTACCACCAGAAGAGGCACTAATAGTTACGATACTACCGACAGAAACAGTTGTGTCAACCGTCAGACCAGATCCTGATCCGCCAGTAGGAGAAACACCAGCTGCGGACTGATAACCAGTACCAGCAACAAATGATCCAAGAGTTGTGGGAAGACCAACTTCAGGTGAATCTAAAGCGTCTGAAGTGGTTAGTCTGCTTGCAGGGTTGTCGAGAATAACTGCAGCAGTTCTGCTTGCAGAATTCCACGAATAAACAACACCAGTTGCTCCACCAACAAATGTTAGTGTATCGCCCATTGCAATTGATGCTGGGGTGTTGGAAAGAGTAACGTACTGATCAGCACCACGGTCAACGAACACTACTGATAAACCGTTTGCCCATGTACCAGCGGTTCTTGCAACCAAGAAGTTTCCACTGCCATTACCTGATTCCCAGTCCTCGTCATTCTTGACGACTACTGAAGCACCTGTATCTGTTGCACTATTTACTCCAGTGGCAGCACGTACCACATTTAACCTTCCGCCGTAATTGAGGAATTCTGAAGCAACGAACCAATCTTCTGCGTTTTCTTCTGCCGGAGCACCAAATACAGAAAGAAGTTCTTTCTGTGAACTGATGTTGGTTGGCTTTCCAATAGGACCCTTTTGGAAAGTTGATGCAACACCAGCGGTGATTGTGGATGCGCCGACAATAACAGCATTAGATAAGTCGCGTTCCTTTAGAACGATTCCAGGCGAGACTTGACTTGCCATGTTTAACTCCTGTAAGTTACCAAACTTGATCTAAAAATATTTATTGTTTTGACCTGCTCAAGTGGGGAAACAATGCATGAACATACTACCAGTCAGGATACCCGGATTTTTCACTATCTGTTTTTCTACTGTTTTTAATTCTTGTTTTAGTACATTCTTTACATTCATAAGAATATGCAGAAACACATGTACGATCTTTTCTTGTTCTATAAAAATCTATAAGTAGGTCTTTTGTTTTTCCACAGGACCTACATTTTCTCTCTTTAAAGAGTAGATTATCTAAATCAAAAAGATCTTCTACATCCATTATATACCCCACATATAACTAACATCTTCTTGGGTTTCTCCATATTCCCAAACAGATCCCTGGTCTACAAATCCTTCATCACCTTCTAAACCTGTGGTGATAAATCCGAATGGAGACATGTCTTGTTCGATCTGATTTTTTTGTTCGTCATAGATACGTGCTCTGACATCATTGTCAGTCATTTCTTTGAAGTAATCTTGCTGGACCAACCAAGCAAAGATCACCATACACATTACCAAGTCATCATGGAATCCTTCATCAGCTTCAAAGGATTGCTTCTTCTGAATGAACGTGGTAAGTTCTGATATAATTTCGTAGTCATTAAAGATAAGTTTATCATCTTCAATAATCTGTTTAAGGTTAGCACAACCAACCTTCTTCACGGTGACACTCATCTTGACACCGAGTTGTGTTTTAGTTCCAGAGAATCCGTGTCCCACAATCTGCCCTGCACGCCCTCTCATGGCGCACATAAGAACATTAGGATACTCAAGGTCATAATTTAGAATTGACGCTACAGAGTCTCCTACGTCGTTCACCTCGCATAGTACCCAGGCGTTATTATATGCTCTTGCAACATCATTGATGACGTTAGGAAACAGCATCGGTTTGATTTCATTGTTCCTATACTTTGCTACTATTTTATATGGAACTGTAGTAATATCGTAAACAATGAAAGCAGAGTAATCTCCCCCAATACCGCGACTAACATCAACTGTAAAAAGGTACTCATTATTGTCTTTTGGTTCTTCATATATGTCTAAACCATTACTACGTTTGATAGGATCAATAAAAGTCAGTGCTCGCAGTTTAGCAGCAGAGATTAGTGTGTCAACAGATCCAAGAAACTCACACTCAAACTCTTGTGTGAACTGTCTCTCGGACGTGTTCTTAATAGTTTCTGCTTTCCAGTTTTCATCCCTACCAGGTACTTGTGACCAGTGTACCTCATGCCAGGTATATCCATTCCTTCCGTTAGTAGCATCAGTCCACAACTTATAGAAGTGGTTCATACCCTGTGGGGTAGAGATGATTATGACCTTCGTTGATTTACCAGAAGTAATAGTAGGATAAACAGAGGCAAAGAAGGACTCTGCAATATGGTTTGGTACGAACGCAAACTCATCGAGGAAGATGATGTTAAACGACATACCTCGGACAGCAGACGCAGATGTAGAAGCTGCCAATATCTTACTGCCATTTTCCAACTCCATACTACCTTTGTTCCAGGAAATAACTCCCTGTTGAATCCACTTCGGTAGATTCTCATATGCTGTTTGTAATCTACCAAGTAGATCACGAGCAGTAGCTGCTTTGTTAGCGAGGATACCGATGTTTACGCTGTCATTGAATAGCGCATAATGCAACAAATACGAAACCACCGTCGTAGACTTTCCGGTCTGACGAGGTAGCTTCGCAATGTTGAATCTGCTTCTATGAAATTTTTTAATTAACTCCTCTTGGAAGTCCCACATTTTAAATGGCACCAGACCTTCATCAAGTGAAACGATCTGCACATAGTTTTTTGTAAAGTATACAGGATCTTGCTGACACTTTACATACTCTGCAATCTGTTTTTTGGTAAAGTCTTGCTTGACATTTGCTTTTTTTAGTAGCGGATTGCCAAGATATATTTGATCAGATGCCATAAAATACTAGTTCACCACTACTATTTATAGGTCTCCGAACTGATCGCGCATTTCTTCCATTGATTTTTTCTTTGCTGAATGAACACCATCAATGAAACCAGACCTGTATTCCCAAGTAGTTCCGCCCTCGTTTCCTTTTGATGGGTTGATACAGGTTTCATCACCCAGTTTGTTGCAAACAAGACCAGCAAGATCTAATTGACTTTTATCATAGGATGCAGCTGTGCCTCTAAACACATGCTTGCCATTAATCCAAATAGCACCACATTTAGGACATTCTTTTCTCTCAAGTTTGAGATCCGACAGTTCCTTATCGTTGGTCATTTTTTAATTCCTTTATAAGTTTGTTGTAATCAGGTAGATCCTTTATGAGTTGTTGTTCTAATTTACGTTTCATCATAAACATTTTAAATTTAATCCATTGATATCTAATTACTAGATCAATGTAAGCGAATAGACGTATAGTTTCTTCCATACCTGCATACGCTACAAGTAGAATA